TGTATTTGATGGAGCAATTCCATAAGTACTAGTATATAAGAAATTTGAAGGTGAATAAGCAGATGTTAATTTATCTTTTATAAAAGGTAATCCAATACCTACATTATTTGGGTTTGGAATAATTTCCTCATCACTATCTGTGGCAGTTCCTGCTCCAAATTGGATTTGTAGGTTAGTTAAAGAGTTAAAACGTGTTGCAAATCTTCTTTGTATTTTTTTAAGTCTTAAAATGTATGGAACTTCTCCATTAGTACTATTATTAGGATCATTTATATTAGTATTAGTAATAGGATCATATACCATTTCTTGACCTAAATGATCCACCTCATACCATCTATTTCCATCAGAATCTATTATATCTAAAATTCCTACAATATTTGTATCTGTAATACTAATTGTAGAGAATTGTTGAGGGGCTGTAAATGTAAATGTTTGGGTTTTTATATTAGAGGAAATAGCATTTCTACTCTTTTTTAATAAAAAGTATTGTGGTGAGTTTCCTGAAATTTGATAAACTGAAACCTCAGTTGGATCTTGAGAGCTAGAAATTGAAAAATCAAGTTTATCTTGAATGATAAAAGAAATACCACTTTGAGCGGTAACTGTTGAATTTTCATTAATAGTAATAGCATAACTATAATCAGGAACGGCTTCTGTTCCTACTGTTATAGCAGGTAATTGTTGATAAAAATCAATAGTGGCTTGAGCAACACCTGTAGTTTTAGGTTTATATCCAAACATATACGCCAAATCAAATATATTATTTGTTTGTTGAGCATATTGGATAAAATTTTCTTGGAATTGATTATCTAAATAAAAACTTAAAACATCACCAACATAAGATGCTTGTTCCATAAACATCATCCCTGGAGATGATGGGGAAAAGTCATTATATGTGTTTGGGAAATATGTTTGTGCATATTCAATCAAACGTTGTCTAAAATCAGAGAAATCTCTATTTATGTATTTTATGTCTCTATTAGTTGTAGCCATTATTATATTTGTATTTCTAATATGTCAGTAATATTAGTATTTGATACTGAGTATTTTAATACTACTGTTATTTGGTTTGTGTCTTGTTGTCCTATAACTGTTAATTCGTTAACTAGTATGTTAGGGAAATAATTTGAAATTTTTTTATTTATGTCTTCTCTAAGAAAATCTAAATTATCATTTGTTATTTGTTCAAATATAAATGCTCTTAAACCACCTCCAAAATTTGGGTTTAAATATCTTTCCCCGGGGTTAGTTAGGAAAAAATTAATTAAGTTGTTTTTTATAGCATCCTTAGTTAAATAGTTTGATATAAAAACAGCCGGTCCCGAAAAGGGAAGATTTACCCCAACTGCCTTACTAGCATTTAAATCAATTGGATATATTTGTTGGGGATTAAAAGCCATTATTTATTATTCATTAAACTCATTATTTGATCCATTCCTACTTCTCCTTCACCTAGATTTCCATTTACTGGGTCAGTTCCCATAGGGGTAAATTTAGCTACATCATTTGAGGTAAAACTTAAAGCTGTTTCTCCTAAAATATCCATATAAGCTTGTCTTCTATCCATTGTTATAGCTGGAGGGGTTCCAATTGTTGGTTGTGTTTGTTGAGGTACAACATAAGATTCTCTAACTACTTGTTTAGGGGTTTTAACGGCCTCAAGTAAAATATCCTTCAATTCCTCTTGGATTGCCTCTTTAACTGCTTCTTTAATAATTTTTTTAAATTCACTCGGTTTCATATAATTATAAATATTAGATTAATTTGGTTTTAAATTATTTTGTTGTATATAAAATACTAATTCATCTATCAATATCTGATCAATTGAGCTATAAGACCACTCTCCTTGTAACATAACTACCCCTTGTTGGTTACGAGCTATTGCTCTTCTTCGTTTTAAAGGATTTGTTGTAGGTTCAGTTTCAACTCCCATTTCAAATCCATTTACATTTGTAACCACAGGAGATGTTTGTTGAGCTTGTTGTTGAGTTAAAGCTGTTAATTCTCTTGAAATTTGATCTTGTGTTGTATTAGGAGAACAAATTTGAGTAATTAAATCTAAAATATTTAAGTAAGATAATATTTTATTTAATATATTTATTAATGCTTCAGTAATAGATGATATTCCACCATTTACTGATTTTAATTTTCCTACAAGTTTTTGTAAAATATCTTTAACATCTTGTACATTATTTACTACTGAAATTGGGATTCCTACTCCTAGTACAGCTGTAGGGATAGGTAAAAATTTCAACACATTATATGCTACATCTAATCCTGTAATAATTCCATCATTTATTTTAACTGCGTTTGATAAGGTATTTAATGCATTTAAAGATGTATTGATTTGTTTAACTAATTTATTTTTAATAGCAATTATAGCATCTATATCAGCTTTTGGAGGACATGTAATAATTGATTCTAATTCTTGTTTTAATTCCTCTATTAGTTTATCTTTATATTTTTCCTCAAGCATTTTCAATTGTGATATACCATATTGAGCAGCTAAATTATATATAAGAGGAAGTACTTTAGATTTTAAATCAATCTTAACTTTATCTATTCTTTTTTGAAATAAAACCTCTGGGGTTTCAAATTGCTTATTATATTGGTCTAATTCTGTTTGGGTTATTTTTTGATCTTGTAATAATTGGATTTGAGTTGAATATTCAATAGTATATAAACCTATAATTTTTAACGGGTTAATTATATCCCCCAAAGAATTATAAGGTATTTCTGTATGAGTAGTATATTTGGATTTTGTAAATGTTAAAGGAAAATCAGTTGGTTTATTTCCATTTTCTATTTTAGGTACCTTAATTTTATAGCTTCCTTTTAAATTAGTAAAATCAAAATTACCTAGTTTATCAGAAACTTTTACCCCAGATAATGGTTTTTTAGTTACACTATCTATAACTAAACCAGTAATGGTTTCAAATTTTGGAATATATGGTAATTGAATATTCATTATTTAACTTTTGTTGTTTGAGATTTTAAACTTCCATTTTCTAATTGTGTAGAAATAGAAGATAATTGAGATAACACTGTAGTTACAGTAGGATTTATATTTTGGGTAAGAGATCCACCTGGCCAAGTTTTCTCTAATTGAAGCACATTAGCTAAAACTTGAACAGCATTAGTTAAAGATTTTAGTAGTTCATTTGTTGTATCTCCTTTTAATACGGGCTCTGTAGCATCATCTGCTCCTAATCTCACATCTGGGCTGTTAATATATGCTTGTTGAGATTCTAAATTTATTTTATTTAAGGCAACGAAATATATATCTTTGGAGCTATTAGCGATAATATGCTCGGATTTTGAATTGATTACAACACGATCAGAATTGAGTGCTATTTGAGGATTTGAATATTCTGAAAGTAGAGTATTCTTAAATGGGATTTTCTGGTATGAAGTTAAATAAATAGAGGATAAATCTAAGTTTATATCTTCAGTTAAAGGAATCCATCCTTGAGGAAGAGTATTTATTGGTTGTCCGTTTCTTAAAATTAAAATAGGATCACCATTATTTCCTGTTGAGGACCAATTATTAGCGTATGCACTTTTTGATTTAGAGGTACTACCAAATCTTATGCTATTTCCATATCTTCCCTCATGAATTATATCTCCCTCAAAAGGCATCAAAGGATGAATATTGGATTTTTCTTTAAATGTAGCTTGTGATGGATTTGAAGGTGAATTTACTTGAATGTCTTGTGAATCATTATCTACAATATTTGTAGCACCTAACCCAACTTGAGTATAATTTAAATTTTGGGAAGGGGGATTAGGATTTTTAAGTACAGATGGAAATGGATTTCCATTTGGGGTTGAACTTCCAAATAAACCTAAAGATTCTTGATATAACCATTTAATACCATTTGAGTTTGGAGCAGTACTTTCAATTAAAATAACACACTCAGTTACTGTAGGGTATTTTTTTGTATTTGGATTTGATGGGAGTGCTGGGTATTCTTTACCGAATGTGTTAGGCATTGTCCCTACACCAATAATTAATCCTAAAGAATCTAAACCATATGTCCCATCTTTAATTAATGGGTGATTTTCATCCATTATTATATCAATAACTCTTACAATTAAAGGGCTAGATGAATTACTAGTGGGAGTTAAGGATTTATTTCCTTTAACTACCTTATTAGTCATAGCAGAAAAACCAAATTTATGAGACATTTCCTGGAGGTAATTGGAAGTTTTTAACTTCGTTTAACAATTGAGCTTTTTCTTCCTCAGTCATTCCAAAACTACCATCATCATTAGTATTGGTATTTACTGCTCTCTGGATAATGGTAGCCATTTTAATTAGCTGCTCATCATTTTTAATTCCTAATTCCATATATTCTTTAATAAGTGGAACAATTAAAGTAGCATCCCCTATATCATTGATAAGAGGTTTTAATTCATTGATAAGAGCAGAAATTTGAGTTTCTTTTTTCTTTTGGTTATTATATATTTCTTGGAGAATATCAGAAAATTTCTTTTTTCCCCAAACATTTTTATCTAAATTACTCATAAAAATTTTTTTAAGATAATTATCTATATATCTTTTTTTACTAATAATATCCCATCGTCACTTCCATCATATTCAGATAAATCCGCTGCTCTCATACTTTTATATTCCGGATTACTTTTAGATAAAGCATCATATAATATATTTTTTTGAGGATCTGCTCCCTCTACCCCATATTTTTTATTAGATCCAGCCATATATATAACAAAAGGTTTATTTTTATTGATATATTCTAAAATTATATTTTTAATAGTTTTTAAAATAGGGAAAAAGTTTTGTAAATTTGTTTTAAGTAATTGGTTTTCCTCATCATTTAAAGTATATGATATTGAAATAAATTGAGTAAATTTAGTATTATATGAATATTTTTTTTCAATTTTTCCCATTTGGTTTTTAAAATATTCCTTATCTTGAGATGAAAATGGCTCCCATATTTCTAATGCCTCTGAAAAATCAGATGCAGGGGTGTAAATAAAAATATCTGCTTCTATTTCTTTATTATCTATTTGAAATGAAAATTTATATGTGGAGTCATTTATTTTTTTATAAGGATATGATTTTATATTAGTTAAATCACCTATTTCTGTTAAGATATCTATTAATTTTATCATAAGATGTTTTGTTATAAATATTAAACAGTAACCTTTTCGAAATTAATATAATCATTTTCTAAATAGAAAACATAATTTTCTTTAAATATTTTTTGTAATACAGTTACAATTTTAGTAATTTTTGGGGTTTTAACATCTACCATTTCATGTATATAAATGTATAGTGCTTTTTTATTGAATAAATCAATTCCCTCTCTTTTTCTAAAAAGCTCTAAAACTGCATCAGCAATTTGGGCATCATTTCCTTTTGGGAAGTATCCATATAAATTCTCTGAAACATGGCTTACATATTGATCTATAAAAATAGATAATTTATCTTTTGTTGGTTGTCCATCTAATGTATAAGAATGATTTTCATCATGATGAATATCCTCAATAGGTGTAGATTGAATCTTCTTTTTATAATTTTTATCATTATATAAGATACACCATCTTTTTACAATAGTTCCAAAATATGAATATGCTTTAGCTCCATTTAATGGATTAAATAAATGAATTTTAGAGAGTAAGAAAATAATAATCTCATGTTGCAAATGCTCTAAATTATCTACCTCGGTATGATAAAATTTAAAGGTGTGGATTATATTTTGAGTTAATTTAAAGAAAGCATAATGAATTTCTTCTTCATATATTTTATTTCTTGCTTCAATGTCAGAGGTGTTATTATACCTAACAATAGCATCCTCTGTTTCTTGTGTGAAATACTTTCTTTTTTCTCTTACTCTCTTTACTATCATTCTTTGATTCTTAGTACCTTAAAATCATTTAAGATGTCTTGGATTTGTTTAACTGATTTAAAGAAAAACCCTATCTCATCATCTGATTCAAAAGATCCTTTATGGTCTAATTCCTTCAATTTTTTCTCTGAAATTTCAATTGTTTTAGAGATATCATCTAGATATTTCATATATGAAATTACAATATCCTCTGCTGTTTCTTGTTTTCTAAGAAGATTAATAACTGAAAATCCTAAAACTAAAACTAGTATAGAAAGTATAGTAATTATTGTTGCAATCATATTTTTAAATATTATCTAATAAATTTTTCAAACCCGAACTTTTCATAGAAGACAATGCTTTATCTCTTGAGGGTGTTTTCTTTTCCTCCAATGTAAAATTTTTCTTTGGGGCAGTCACGGATTTTTTTCCTTCTCTTAACTTTGGCAACCATTCACGTTCAAACTCAATACGAGACGCCATTAAATCAGCTTGATGTAAAATGAAAGGAAGAGATGTTCTTGGTTTTTGTTCTGGCATAAATGATATTAAATATTTTTTATTACCTTCATCATATAAACCATCGTGAGTCTGAATAGCAATCATTTCATTAAATGTATACTGAATACCATGCGATTGGAGGAGAAATAAACCTCTATCAGGAACAGAAGCAAATGGAATTTTAGTATTAAACATATAATCCTCGCCTAACTTATCTTTTCTCCATTGATCAGTCTGAGGAACATATGAATCTTGTTCTTCATCACCCATTTTACCTAAATCATGATTTAAAGCTGAAAATATTAATTCTTCAGTAGTAAAAGTAGTCATATCAGCTCCTTCTAATTCCCATAATGCAGATTGATGTATAGCACATCTAATAACACGCAAAACATGTTCTACATACCCTCCAGGAAAAGCATTATGATATTCTTTTTTATTAGAAGCAGGTATTAACATTAAGCGATCAGCATATTGTTCATAGAACTCTAATACTTTTTCTCTACGAGGTTCAGAAATATATTTAGTAATATAATTCATCAATTCCTCCCAATTTGATTGGATTTGTTCCGGTGTTAAATTCATAACTTATTTATATTTAATTAATTTTCTCTTTCAATAATTGAATATAAGTCCTCTAATAGATCATCCATTTCAATTAAAATTCTGTTTACTTCATTTACGTTTTGAAATCCCGCAGCGTTCTTTAATTGTTTTAAACGCCCTTGTAACGTTTGAATACGTCTCAAAACTAGTTCTTTATTTTTCATATGCTTATTATATATTGTGGACTACATTATCCAACGTTATCTATCTGTTTATCCAATCTATCTCTCTAGCTATCTCTTCTTTCATAACCCCAGTTATAACATACGTTGGGATTTTTATTCAGCCAAGCTTTTTTTAACAATATCTTGAAGTTTTTTTAGGAACGCACATTTTTCATATTCTTCTTGTTCCTCAAAGTAATGTATAGTAAGTTTTATAGCTACATAGAACTCTTCATCTGATATTTTTCCTATATCCTCAATCCAGTCCTCACTACTTATATCAGTTTGGGAAATCCAAAACCATGCTCTATTATACATGATAAATTCCCCAGCTAGACCAATATCTTTTAAATCAAATTCTTCATCAGATTTAGAGAAAAATTTAACCACGTTTTTTTTAAAAACAGTCCCATTCATGATTAACTTTTTAAATATCCCCAGTTTATAATAAGGGGAATTTTTAAAATTAGTTAAATCATTTTCTATTTTTTCTTTATCATCCTCGTTGTTAAACAAGCTAAAAATTTTGTCTGCGTCCATATACATAAATATAATATGATAGCGGGGAATTTGCACGGTAAATAGTTGATTTTACACTAATATATTTCCAATATAAAATGCCTTTGATACCATCACCATCTATATCTATACATATATACAAAGATATTAGTACCTCAGAATAACAAGTAACATGCAAAGATAATAAAACAAGGATATCCCCATAAGGGGATATCTATTAATATAGTCTAAATAAAATTTTATAGGTAATGTTGTCCCAAAGCATCAATTACACGTTTAGCTTCCTCAAGAGATATTTCAAAAAATTCTCTATTTGTATTTACACGAGATGAAAGAAGATATCGGTGAATCTCACTTTCCAATTGTTGAGAATTAAAACATTTAAATGCGTATTCAACTTTAAACTCAAGAGGTACGCCCGTTGATCGAGAAAGTTGTTTAGCGCGTTTATCTGGCGCTTTATTTGTAAAGCCAATTTTTAATAAATTAGGCATAGTTTCATTACTCATGATATATAACCACGAATCACCCTCACCATCACGGTTTCTATATAGGTTTTTTTTCCTGGAGGTAAAATATGTAACAAGGTCCCATTCTGGAAATAGTGGGTCTTGGGTAAGAGTGTAAAATGTGGGCTCAGAACGTAGGAAATCCTCCTCCATTGAGATAAACTCTTTGGCTTGTTCTATTGTGATTGGAGTTACCATATGTTATTTTGATTTAAAATTTATATTGTAATATTCTTCTGCTGTTGTGACCCCATCTGCTCCCACATCTGACCAAGCATCAATTATTTGTTGCTTTTCCATTTCCAAAGCAATTTTCAATGCCTCGTCGTGAGTACTTAGCCCATATGGATTGATTTGCTCAATCAAAAATTCTACTGCTGTTTGCTTTGCCATAACTTAATGTTTTAAATAATAACATATAATTGGACATAATAAGCCTATTACCATAAATAAATACACAGGAAATGGATCTATTGGATAACAGCCTTTAACCATTTCATTATGGAATTTTTTAATTAGCTTTTTCATAATTTAATCTTCAAGGTTAATACTATATCCATGAAGGATATTACGAAGTTCTTCCCTTAGTTTTTCTGCAACCTCCATTTCTACATTAGTTGCTTGATTATCATGTGTAAGAATACTAACACAATACTTAGTGGTTTCTCTAAGCTTTTGATCTAAATCCCACATGGCCATTTTCCATTTCATACCATCTAATGCTACTCTTGCATCGTGTGATTCTTCAATTGAATCAAATTCAAAAATTATCTTTCCCATGTTCTTTTTTTATTTTAAATATACGAAAGAATGCTTGGATTTCAAAGTATATATTCATATATTTTGTTATATGGTAAAAGATTTATCAAAAAAACTTTTTTGGGAGATTTGGATTTTTGAGGTTTTTCCATTTTGAGAACATGGGGTGGTTTTTTGGGATAATGTAGTGTGGTATATACAAATATATGGGATCGATGTGAGAGGATCGTCCGAGCGATATTTTTCAATCTGCCCCTTCCTTTGATCCCCGTACGCCGTATATTGACATCAACGCCGCATGGCCTATATCCCCTATACCTCATATGTACGTACGTACGGGACTTTATAAAGGTGAAATCCTAGATCTTACATCCTGATTTTTTTAGGAGATGAGGCTTACACCAACATCCCCATTAATTTCATCCACTGAATTAATTCATGTATTTCAGTTGTGGGCCATCCTAATTCATACCCAACTTCAAATAAATAACTATCCACCATCGGTTCATTCAAATCCAGTGATGGGTCAGTTAATAATTGGGAAATAAATGTAAATGCTTTAACTCCCATCGGTCCTGGGGCTGAGTAATATCTTTTATCCATAATTTAAATTTAAGCGTTCATATTCTCAATCCAAATATTGTTTTTATCTTCAACATAGTAAATACAAATGCCTCTATAATCAAATCTGTAATTTAATTTTAAGTAATCAACTTCTCCGCTATCGAACTCATTTAAATCGCATTCAATGATCTCACTACTATCTAAATTATTAAATTCGTTATAATTTAAATTAATATAATTTTTTAAGCTCTCCATAATATTTATTTTTTTAATTATGATTAAATATACGAATTAAAATTTAATTAATTTCATCCACTGGATTAATTTTACAATTGTTTGGTTGTGTTCTTAATTGTGTCGTTTATTTTTCTAAACATATCAAATGCCTCACTTACTGTCATATGATCAAAATCATATCCAAATACCTCCATTGCTGCTTTAACTGCCTCTAATTTTTCAATCGCGTTTAACTCTTTCATAATATTTATTTTTTTAATTATGATTAAATATACGAAAATAATTTTGATGTAAAGCGTCCCTTAATTAAGAGACACTCATACCTTCATATTTCAATAAACTGTTACAAATATACCTCTGTACGGCTTGTGTATTTTTACATTTATCAACATTAGTTAAAATAATATTTTTATCAATATTATTAATACTTTTTTCCTCAATAAATGATTTAACAAATGATTTAATATCACTAACATTATTCATCACAAATACTTTTTCCGCTATTTGTTCAAAAATTGATTTAATTTGCACCTTTGCTTTCATAATTTATATTTTTAATTATAACTAAATATACGAACTAAAATTAAATATATTTATTCCAAATTGAACTAATTAGAGCAATTATCATACCTAAACACCCCCAATCATTTCCAAATGTAAGTAAAATTATACTCACACCTAATATCAATAATGTGCTCCCTAAAACTAAATTTTTCATTATCATAACCGTTTTTTTAAATATAATTAAATATACGAACTAAAATTTATTATTATTAGTCCCTAATTAATTTTTTTAGAAGTTAACCTGATTAATTTATTTGCTTTAAATTCTACAAACACTAAATATTTATCTTGACTTAGTAATGAGATTACATAGTCACCATCACCGCCATCTATATTCTGGATAAATTGAGATAATATTGAATTGAATTTTTTTAATGTGATTTTTGGTTTAAGAGTATTTAGAATCTGGGATAATAACATGAATATTTTTTAAGTAAATGGGTTAGTTTTATTATAAGGTAGGTTAGGTATTATTTTATTTTATCCTTCAATTGACTCTAATTCAACTAACTCATCTGTCCCAACTGAAACTACTTTATTAACTTTTGGTCTCCCTAATTTAAATTCCCCACTTGCTTTTCTAGCTGCAATCTCAGCTTCTCTTAATTGTTTAGCCGAATTTGGATTAATTGGTCTCCCTTTTCTCAATTCCCCATTTGCTCGTTTTGTCTCTAATTCAGCTATTCTAACTTGTCTAACTGAACCTTCTACAATTGGTCTCCCTTTTTTAAGTTCCCCATTTGCTCTTTTCATTTCAATTTCTTTCAATCTTAATTGTCTTGTACTATTTGGGTTAATTTTTCTCCCTAATGTTTTTATTTCAACATTTACTACTTCAACATTTACTACCTCTACTTCAACATTTTTAACTTTTTTCATAACCTTTATTTTTTTAATTATACACTAAATATACGAATTCAATTTTGATTTATTTATTCCTTTATTTCATACTAACACCACATGCTGAAAGTGTTATTATTATTCCAAACATTAATACTGTAAATAATGTAAAATAAAATCCTTGTTTTTTGTTTCTCATAACCTTTTTAAATTTTTAATTATAACTAAATATACGAATCAATATTTAATAATTATATTCCTTCAATTTAACTAAACACTCTGGGCAACCTACTTCCTCAATACCCTCATAATGAGCGTGATTAGAACTTAATGCTGGTGTCCCACATAAATTACCTTCACCGGATTTATAAGCATGGGCTGTATCATTCCATACATTACCTTTGTTACCAAAAATCATAAATCCACTTCCTAATTCCTTAATGTTTACTTTTTCCATAATTTATTATTTTTAAATATGATTGAATATACGAAATACTATTTAATAATTTAATTCCTTAGTTATTATCTTCTATAATGTCCATAACAACCACTCAAATTCAGAGTACGATTAAAGAATGTAATTCTTCTACTTTTTCTCTGATGTTTTGAATAATCAAATCCTTGATGCCTTTTAGGAGGTTTAACTATTTCAATTTCAGCAACTGCAATATTTGCAAACATAGCAAACGTTAAATACAAAACTATTTTTTTCATAACATTTAATTTTTTAATTATACTGAAATATACGAACTACTATTTATTACTCTATGTCCTTAATTAAAACATAAGATAATCAATCAACATTTCCCCTGTTTGTTTACCGTTTTTAGTAACTCCATAATTTGGATCCATTCCACTAATCATTACATACTCTAATAATAAAGTAATTGAACTGAATTCCTTATCAAAATATTCACAATCTAAACTATACATAATTTTCTATCTTTAAATATGATTGAATATACGAAAGCGCTCTGTTAAAAGCGCTTCCTTTATTAAATTTTGTTTACAAATTATTTATCTAATTCTTTAACTAGCTTTTTCAATGCCTTAAACTCTCCCCATGTTAACTGAATTGCTTGTGTTCCACATGATTTAGATGATAGGCTTATATCAAAACCTTCTCCATTACTCCATTCAGTTACCTCTATAAAGTCTCCACTAGTTTCTTTAGCAAAGGAGCAAATTCCAAATAGCTCCATAAATACAGCCTTACGATATGATGTTTCAATTTTCATATTTTTAATTAAATGATTGTTGTGTTAATACCATTAAGGCAGCCGCTCTGTCTGAGATATAATCTCCATTCTTGAATTGTAATCTTGCAATATGAATTAAATCTCGTGGACGTAATTCACCTGTAATTGCTCTCACAGTAGCATTCTTGTATCTAATTTTAGTTAAATATGTGATTGTTTTTTCGTTCATAACCTTTTTATCTATACATTAAATATACGAATAAATTTTTAATCAAGGTGTTCCCGGGGAGAACTTCTAATCTTGTTCCCCCGGGACCTTCTAATCTTTTTTAAACTACTTTACGCTCTGATATTTCCCTCCAATAATCATGTCCTTGTGGTGTTCTATCCCAAATGAAAGCACATCCAATAAAACCCACAAAATCCTCCTCTTCATGTTCCATTAAAAACTCCCAATCACCCTTTACATTCTCTCTAAATTCTTTTTGTTCTTTTTTACTTAACAAACTAAACCAATAACTACATGTTTCCATAACTCTTATTTCTTTAATTATACTTGAATATACGAATAAATATTTAATTCTCTATTTCCTCTGAATCAAGTTCCACTGGTAAATAATTAAAATTATCATTCAAAGCAAATCGAACTAGTCCATCATTACTCTCTGCATAATAATGTTCTGTTTGATCTATTTTAAATCCAGGTGTGTCCTCAGATGGTTCACCCCATAGTAACACTCCTGTTATTCCATCGTTATCAATGTAATATCTACCTCCAATCTCTAATTCTTCAAATTTCATAACCTTTTATTTTTTAATTATAACTAAATATACGAAATAACTTTTAATAATTTTACTCCTCTAATTTAATCATTTTTCCATCAAATCTAATTTCCTGGATAGTAGAAATGTTAATCATTCTATAGGCTTGTTTCTCCATGTCAAACACTGGTAATAATGATTTTTCCTCTGCATTATATCTTAATGTTCCTCCTTTTAAGTGTTTCTTCACTCCTAATCGGGCTACCATTTTTCTCAATGAACCATCCTTTTTAATAAAATCAACTGAGAATATTTGTGTTTCTCCTACTGTTATTCTAAATTCCCTTACTGTCATAACTCTTATTTTTAAATATAATTAAATATACGAATAATATTTTAATAAAACAAACCCTTGTTAATGTATTTTTATATCCCGGGGTCGTCCCCCACCCCCATTTGGTTAGTGCTCTACCCCCACTTCCCATGTAAGGGGCGCGGGGAGTGTATATACTTTTGAAGAACCGCGAAAGGTGCGTTAGTGTTACATGTGTGGGTTAGACCCTAACTTGTTCCAAGCCCCACTTATTATGTCCTGTTCTACACATACGTTTTCTATTACATTGTTTTATTTTCCCCTTACCACCTCGTTTTCCACCCATTCGCCTTATTTCCCTGTTATATAAACGCGTTTCCTTTTAATTTTGATATAATATATGAATTCTATTTTATATCATTTAATCCACGTTTACTTTTAATAATTTTCAATGTTTACTCATTAGATTTCCAATCATCATTCCCACAAGTAATCCCACTATATACACTATTATTAATACCATGTTTTTTTATTTTAATTTAATTCCTCTATTTGATCCAATGTGAGGAGATTATTATCGTTCATATCATCTAATATATAGTAAAAATCATTTTCAACTTTTACAACCTCATATTCATTATTTAATGTAATGTCCTTATCATATGATTTAATTTTTATACATTTTACTCTCATGTTTTAATCGTTTGAGATATGAATAGTTAGTCCCTCTTTTGGGATTGCTTTGAAACATGACTTGGACCAATTAGTTGAAAAATGCCCATTATCACTATAATCAGGTAATGATGTTGCCTCAAATGTACTTTGATAATGAACCCCATTAGTGAACACTACTTTTCCATCATCACTTATTAACCATTGTTTTTTGTCCCAATTAATCTCGTTTGTTTCCTGATTTAATACTTTTGTTCTCATAATATTTTTCTTTATTTATACTGAATATACGAATTCTTTTTTATTTATTTTATTCCTCTAAATCTTCTATAAATTTGGTTTTGGTAAGTATTTCTGTTCCCCATTCAATTTCATCATCCACTTCCTCACCTTCACCACGTTCTTCTCCTTCTATTATTTTCAATTCTGCTTCTTCTTGTGAATTAGCTTCAATAATATATTGTATTGTTTTAGTTGATTTTACTTCTGTTGTAATTCTAAATACTTTCATTTTTTTCTTAATTATATCGTTGCATAATAATATCTGCAAATGCATAGAACTGATCCCAATCATCATTTCTCATCAGTTTAATTGCACTTTGGAATTCAAGTATGAATGCATCTCGTTTTGGTGTATCATCACCTAATTCAATATCATCTGCTAAATGTACGATTTGTTCTAATGCTTTTTCTTCAAATTTTATCATAATTTCTCTTTATTTATACATTTAATATACGAATCTTATTTTATTTATTTTATTCCTCTATTTCTCTCTCGAATACTTCTCCTACACTTTCTCTCACATCAGTATCTAAATCATACCAGTAATCCCAAATTACTCCATAGCATGTTAGGAATTCTCCGTTATGTTTATCTTTGATATTCCAACATTCTTCATCTGTGTCGTATTTGTATCCTAATTTAGTTAGGTTTTCTCCAAACTGTTTTCCGAATCGTCCCATTAATTCTCTATCAATACAATCCCCTAGTACCATGTTGATAAAATCATCATCATCTTCTTCATAATCTTCCTCCAAGTCAGTTATAAGCTCGTCCCAATGATCTTCATCATTCTCTAACTCATCAATCACTTCAAACACTCCACTATACATGGCTTCACCATTCTCCTTAATCAATTCATTGATTTCTTCTTTAATTCCACCAATGTACTCTTTAATAAAATCATTTCTTTTCATAATTTTTCTTTTTATTTGATTGAATATACGAACTTTATTTTAATAAATTTATTCCTCATCAAAGTAGTATTCTATTTTTTCCCAATTGATGTTTAAAAATAATTTAATATTCTCTTCCATAACCTTTATTTATTATCTACTAATTACTGACTCGATTGCTTCTGTACCCGAGTTAATCATTGCTATAACTCCACCCCACATATTCTCATCTGCCTCCCATTCTATTTCATGTTTTTGATGTTTCATTTGCCAATTGCTTATGGCAAATCCCATTCCATCTAATTTAAAATCTCCTTCTTCATTTTTCTTAAATCTCAAATATCCAACATTATCACACATACATGATACTGTTTTAAATATTACTTCCCTTGCTCCCTCTTTAATAGTTAATTTAGGTGGGTTCATTCTTAATTCTCTGTACTTACTCATAACTTTTCTTTTAAATTAACTTTCTTTTCTTATACTTAAATATACGAATTATATCTTATATATCTAATTCCCCTTCTAATTTACCTTCATCAATAAGTTTTTGTAATTGTTTACGGCAATATTTAACTAATGTATTTTCCTCATCACATACATCCAAAATTCCATCCCAACTAATATAACCATCTTCATTCATAATGTAAATACATGCCTCTAATGCTTCTTCTTTACTCATAACTTTTATTTTTAATTTATACTTGAATATACGAATTTTATTTTATATATTTTATTCCTCTATTGGATATTTACTTAAAGTATAAATCAATTCAGCTACCTCATCTGCTGTTTGACGAGGCATTACATCACTTGACTGTTGTATCACAAACCAATCCCCATCCTGAAATATCATCCAATTTCCAGTTTTGTTGTTCCATGCTGCAACTTCAGCTGTGGTTTTACCTTGATCACTATAGCTGTATTTGTGATACACTACACTAATAGTACAATTATTATCAAATGTGATTTGAAATCCTCCATCTTCGTTATCGTTAAATGCCTTTTCCATAATTATTTATTAAATGTTTCGTTATAATAGTCCTCTACTGTTCTGTCTGCTTCTGTAATACCATCAATTCCTCCTTGTACATAGAAATTGTATAGTTGGGATTTTTCCATTTGTTTGGCTTGTTCAATTATTTTATTCAACATTTCACTATTACCTTTTATTACAAAATGTTTAGTGAGATTATTTATTAACCAATCTACTGCTGTTTTTTCCATAATTTCTCTTTTTATTATAATTGAATATACGAATTATATTTTATATTTTTACTTCCCTAGTATTTCTTCTAATTGAATTTGAATAAAATTCTTTACATCACTATATTCAAAACCATCCTCTAACATTTGATCTGTTATGTTTTGAATTGCTTCTTGTAAATCAAACAGGTCTTGTTTATTAACAATTCCTTCCATTCTCATTAATTTTTCGTATCTCATAACCTTTTTATTATACTTAAATATACGAAAGCCCCTTTAATAAGAGGCTTCCTTTATTATTTATTATTTATTTATTCATTCATTACAATAATCACTATATAATTTATTATTAATATCATTTATTTCAAATAAATCATTTTCACAAGCTCCTCCTATACCAAAACTATCTCTAAATAAATCCTCTAAACTATATTCATACCAACATAATCCTAAATCATTATTTACAATAAATTCATTTTCAAACCACTCACACATTAATTTATATAAAAAACCATTTTTATTATCTAAATCATCTAATACAATATCTCTATCTTCTACTTCTCTATCAAAAAACTCATTTAATAAATCAATATATTCTTTTTCTAATTCATTATTTAATTCTAAATCTTTAACATTTAAAATTTCTTCATTTTTAAAATCTACTAAAAACTCTTTAATTTTCATAATATCTTTTTTTATACTGAAATATGCGAAAGCCCCTTTAATTAGGGGCTTCCTTTGTTTAATTTTTTTAAATGTTATGTCTAAACATTTCTTTTAATTCATCCTCAATATCACTTTTCATCAATTCTTTCTCTTTTTCATCAATTAATTTATTAACATCAATACCTAATGTTAACATTGTTTCTTTGAATTTTTTAAATTCTGAATAGTTTCCCTCAATTTCAATTCCTAAGAATTTTCCATTAGTTACATCCATGAATTCAATATCAACATCCATATCTCCATTTTTATTTCTACTAATAAATGCTTGATGAATCAATGTTAACTCAATTGCATCATTTCTACCAATTTTCACTTCTGTTTCGAAGTTTACCATTAATGTTTTGTGTGTAATTTTCATAACCTTTATTTTAATTTATTTTTCTTTTATACTTAAATATACGAAAGCAACTTTAATAAGCTGCTTCCCTTATTTAATTCTTCTTAATCTTCCTCTACTGGAGTGAATTCAGATGAAACTACTTCTTCATCCATTAAAAACTCCTCTAAACAAGCATTAACATGTTCCATGATTGTATCTACTCTAACATCAGCGAAGCTCAACTCAATTCGATTATCGTAATTAATTTCAAACTCAGCTGAATCGTTATCAACTAAATCATGTGAGTGTCTATCTAAACAGCAACCAATCTCATCAGAGATTCTATCTAATGTCTCTTGATTAATTCCGAATACTTTTGTTTCGGTTACCTCCGGTTCAATAGTTTCTATAATTTTAATTACTTGTTCTAATGAATAGAATGAATCTAATTGATTTCCTAATGCTGCTAATGTTTGTGATTTTGTCATAACTTTTATTTTTTAATTTAACTTTCTTTTCTTATAGATTAAATATACGAAATATTTTTTAATTTTCTTTGTCCTTATTTAATTCATCTCTAATAGCCATTTCAACTATTCTTGCTCCAATAAATAAAGTCTCTAGCAAATATATATCTGCATGATATTCATCTATTAACATTCTAAATTTCACTAGAAATTCCTCAAGTTGTTCTGGATGGTTTTCTTCAAATTGTGTCATGTCTAGATTATTTAAAAGTTTCTACTAAATCTTCCGCTATTGCTTGATCTTTAATGATCAACTCATCGAATGAAAACGAACCTGAAATATCAAATGCCAATTTAACTTGTTTATCCCAAGTTGAGTTACGTTTGTTTTTTCTCTCCAACCAGTTTAGTTGTTTAACTAATTCTTCTTTTCTAATTGTATTTGCTCTTTTCATAACCTTTATTTTCTTTATTTATACTTGAATATACGAAAGGGAGCTTGCGCTCCCTATTCCTTTATTTTAATATTCTATCACTTTTGTAATAAAATCTACACTCGTATCAGATGAAAATAATACAAATTTACCACCTTGATGAAATGTGGTATAACTAGAATGTGAACCTTCTTTACGGAAATCATTATCCTCATTTATTAAATGAGGAGTGTTATAAAACACCACATTAACCGGTTCATTTAAATTAATACCAGTAATACCATTGCAATGTTGACCTGTACGTGTAATCATTACTTTACTTCCAGTTTTGATTCGATTCCAATCAATTTTCTTTCTTCGTTCTCCTAATATACTTACTAGCACTGGGATTTGTGATGAAGTTGCAGCAGCAAACATTTCATCTATCTCTGAATCGCTTAATTCAATTGAATCACCGAATGGATTTCTTTGAGCATATTTTTCCAATTTGCTTTTCCATGTATCACAAGCTACATTATGGATTTTTCCTAAATCTGATTTGTTGACTTTATTCATGTTTTCTTTTTTACTTGTTAATTTTATGAATTTCCCGATTGTTAATAATGTTGGGTTATTTTTAAAATTTGATAGATTAGACCATGTATCTGTTCCATTGTGTTTACAATTACCATCATATCCATAGTAATCACCATGATTATCTCCATTCCACGCTGTGCCATATTGCTCATTCAGATAATTAGTTACTATTTTAAAATCTGAATTGTGGCAATCAGCTTGAACAACCCAATACTGTGGTAATCTATTTTTCATAATATTTCTTTTTATTTGATTGAATATACGAATTTTATTTTGAGGATTTAATTCCTTTAACAAAGTAAGTTGTCTTATCAGCTATATCCCCCCATGCATTCAAATGAGTATGTTTTATTATTTTAAATTGTTTTGTTTCTATTTTATGTAAAATATAGGAATCGGTTATTTTATATGAATCTGGTTGGTCTGTTTCCAA